GAGGAAGAGATCTGGAGTCGCTGGATGCTGCGTATTGAGTTGGATCGCGAGCGCCTCTTCGCCAAGAATATCTCCATGGAGGATATCGCATTCGTCCTCCGCCAGCGCTTTGACGATGAGATTCACCTCATCTACAGCGACTTCAACAGTCCTCGTCTTATTATGCGTATCCGCCTTCCTGCGATTGCAAAGTCGGGTCTGGACGATTTGGCGAATCTGAAGAAGTTCGTCAACCGTATTCTGAACGGTATTGTTATCCGAGGTGTCACGGGTATCAAATCCATCAAGTTCCGTGAGGACAAGGACCTCTTGGAGTACAAGGATGGCAAATACGAGAAGGTGACACAGTATGTTCTAGATACAGACGGAACAAACTATCAGGCAGTCATGAGCCACCCGATGGTAGATGGTCGCCGCCTGGTCTCATCACATGTTCACGACATCTTTGAGAATCTCGGTATTGAAGCGACTCGTGCAGTCCTCTTGAATGAGATTATCACGCTCTTTGAGGCGGCAGGTGCTGATGTGAACTTCAGACATCCTGGTCTTCTCTGCGACGTCATGACGCGCGCTGGAAAGCTGATGTCTGCCGACCGCTATGGTATCAACAAGAATGATATTGGTCCTCTTGCTAAGGCGAGCTTTGAGGAAACAGAGAAGATTCTGCTGCGTGCGGCCGTCTTCGGTGAGGTAGACCCAATCACGGGTGTATCTGCCAATATCATGACAGGCCAGGTCATCCGCGGTGGAACGGCCTTCAGTCAACTCCTCTTGGATGAGACAGCATTGATGCGTCTCCAAGAGAATCTGCCACCGGTTGCTACTCTAGAGGAAGAGGAGGAAGGACCGACCGATGAGCAAGTGGAGGACGAGCTGCATGAAGATGCGGATGATATGTGCTCCAAGACGAGGTTGCGCATGAACATCACGATGCCGACCGAGGCTGTCCTGGTGAATGAGCCTGATGTTGAGATGGTTGTGCTCGAGGATTAGTAAACGGTTAAAGGCTGAAAACAAAATATAAATATGGAGACCGATGAACAAAAACCCCCGTGGAAAAGCGTAGGTTTTTTTTCAAATACAAACAAACCTGAGGTAACCGAATATGGTCCCTGGCCACCTGAGGCTCTGATGAGGGATCCAGACCTTCAGCGGTGGAAGGATGAGATTGCCATCTATGAAAAGGCGCATATCTGGGAACTCGCCAAGAAAATGGCGAATCCATATGAATGTATCTATACCCAGGACGATTCTCATTTCCATCCGTCCATCTGTATGTACAAACCATTGAGCCGCAGTTTCTACAAGATGATTGAAATCCTCTCTATTCTCCAGTTTTTTGAACGTCTTCCAAAGACCACTCACAAACTTCGCACAGCGCATGTGGCTGAAGGTCCAGGAGGATTCATAGAGGCCTTCTTTGAAAGGGCGGACAAGGCTAAAAAGATTATTACAGCCACTACAGCCATGACTCTGAAACCAACAGACAGTCAAACGCCAGGATGGAGACGAGCAACCAGCTTTTTGCAAAAACACAGGGAAATCACTCTTCATTATGGGGCGGAGGGAACAGGAGATATGTACGTCAAGGCGAATCAGGAGTCGTTTATTCAGGCAACCAAACCTGGTGTTCATATCTTCACTGCGGATGGTGGCTTCGACTTCTCAACAGACTATCTTCTCCAGGAAAAGAGCATTTATCAACTTCTTATCTGTTCATCTCTCATTGGTCTTCAATGTCTCGCACCAGGCGGCTGCTTTGTCCTGAAGTTTTTTGACATTTATGCAAAACCCACACAGATTCTCATATCTCTTATTCGGTCTTGCTTTCAGGGCTGGACTATCTATAAACCAGCAACGAGTCGTCCTTGTAACTCTGAGCGTTATCTCTTATGCAGAGGATATCGTGGTATCAATAAAGACGTTATTCGTATTCTTACAGAAATGGAGTCGCAGAGTGTGAAGGGTTTATATCCTATTGTAGCGGAGCTGGAGGACAAAGATATCTTTGAGAAGAATATTCAGCAGATTGTCAAGACGCAAAAAGCAGCCCTCTCAGACGCGGACCTTTACATTAAAGAGCCACTTCGATGGAAAAACGATTTTCGTTTCCATTTTCAGCGGAGTGTAGAGTGGTGTTCATTATTTAATATGCCGGCTCTTCAACGACAGCCATTTTCTACTGCTGTTGAAGCTGTGGTTTCACAAATGTCTGCACGAGCCGCTGTCCTACAATCACAGAAGCCTGATGTTGAGAAAGATCTCCGTCCCCCATTCGGTCTAGCATTGCCAACATCGTCTGTAGAGTGTTCTTATGATAAGGCTCATCCCCAAGAACAGACTCAAATAACTTTGGATAATCACGAGCAAACTCAGGTAATCGTTCCGTAATACCGGCGATTGAGAGCCCATCCGCTTTATAGGCCTCACAACGCTTCACCATCGCACGAACATACTCTGCCCTCTCTTTGGCAGAAAAAGTGTGCTGTCTGGTGGCTGCCTCCGCCGCCGCTTCTCGAACGCTATTTGGATTGAGTGAGTCCATCTGACGGAGATGTAGTTTTTCTCAGGGTAGAAAAACCGCAAAGGAACGTAGAATGGATAACACAAGCCGCATAGATAACTTCCGAGAGCTTATACGACAAATCAAACAGGCTACGATTGATGGTATGGTATACGAAACTCAGGATGTTAAGATACTGAATGAGGTAAAATCCCGTCTTTCAGAGATATTCATCATTCTGCGTGATGCTCTGAGAGGACAGCCGATTTCTAGCCCCCATATTGCAAAACTATTCAAACCCGTCTTGGAACCTCTCCCAGATGAAGATACACTCACCAAGATGTTTTACTATCTTCGCCGAGACCTTATTATGTTCCCTCTTACACCAGACCCTACAAGAATCAATTCCGTCTCAGAAAATAATAGCATGGAAGGAATAGAGTATGGACGAGCATAAGTTTGAAAAATCTATACCTTATAACTCGAGTGTGGGATGCCCTTCAGGCTATCGCAAGCGAAGTGAATATACGGCTGCGTCTGGAAAATATGTTCCACCTCGCTGTGTCCGTTCTACATCACCATATGAACAGTCAAGCAAGGAGTTCAAGCGCTCTACATTAAAGAAGATGAAGGCGAGACTTGCTCAGGTGGCTGATAAGAAAGTCGATGAAATCAGTTGTCCGAAAGGATATATTGCTCGCGCATCCTATGCTCGCAGATACAAGACTTCTGTAAGGCAGAAGGGATATACGGTCAAGAAAGCTTCCGGTACAACTTATAAAGTTTACCCGAAGAACGAGACACTCTATGTTCCTGCAGCATGCGTAAAGGATCTTGGAAAGCCTGGAAAGGGTGTTCCCGATAAACAAGCTATCGGCCCTCTGCGAAAGGGTGAGATGACCAAGTTCGGATATTCATCTAAACTCGGCGAGGAAGCCAGACACGAAGCTCTGAGAAAGGCTGTTGCAGCCCTTGGAGCGCTCAGCACTTACAGAAAGTTGGATGCTGTTGCCAAACTCAGTATGAGAATTGCCCCCGACTCTTCTCGTATTTTTGCGGCAGACCGTGATTGGGTTGAACAAAAGTTTGGACCTCTCCGTGCTTTTTAAAAAAGCTAGCTCTAAAGAAGAAATGAGTACAAGTATTCTGATAAGTGCTCTTGTGCTTTTGCTTGCCGCTAACTTTCTAATGATGTATGTGACCCCTTTTGGCATGATAAACCTCGAGGGTTTCCAGGTCAGCGCAAAGGATGCCAGCGGTAACAACTTCCTAAACTATGGTTTCCAGGCCACAAAGGATGCCAGTGGCAACAACTTCCAAGACATGGAAGAGAAGAAGAAGGAGGGTTTTGCCACCTACGCACTAGCCAATGGCGGCGGTGCTGGTGATTCCTACGAGGCCATTGGCGCTTTTGACGGCGTTCGCCTCAAGACTGGCAACTCCTCCAGCTGGCGTTTCACTTCTCCGAATGAGCCTCTCAGGGGTCCCGAGTTCAAGCCTGATGCTGACAATCTCTTCATGTTTAAGAATAACCAGTGCAAACCCGAGTGCTGTGGCGCATCATTCAGCTGCTCAGGCGGATGTGTTTGCACAACCCCTCAACAGCGCGACTACATCAACCAACGTGGTGGAAACCGCACTCTACCCGATGATGCCGTCTAAATAAATCAATATTAAAACAAACAATTACAATAGATGCCGTCTATTATAATTGTTGGTATGGGCGCGGCAGGTCTCCTTTTACTACATATGTTTCAAGCTGAAGGCATTTCTCCAGATGAAATTATATGTATTGATCCATTTTTTGATGGAGGCGATTTACAAAGACAGTGGCGTTTCATTATAAGTAATACACCATGGTCTAAAGTGGTAGAGTCTCTTCAGCTCTTCAATCCGGCTTGGAAAGACACTACTGGTCTAGATCCGACCAAGACAACACCTCTTTATGAAACAGTTAAAGCAGTACGAGAATCAATCCAGTCTTATTTGAACAAGTGCCATATGGTCTCAGGTCTTGCGACCGAATGCTCACATTCAGATGGAAAATGGAAAGTTAATGTTGGAACTAAACTCTACGAAGGCAAACTTCTCTTTCTCTGTTTTGGAAGTCAGCCCAAATCACTCGCCTTGCCAATACCCTCAATCCCTCTTTCGACGGCTCTCCATCTACCCTCTCTGACCACAACTATTAATAAGAAGGACCGTGTTCTTCTATTTGGTACAATGCACAGTGGAGCTCTCATTCTTCAAAATCTCAATAGTATTGGGTGTAAGACGGTCGCCGTGTATAAAGGTGCCAAGCCATTTTTATTCGCAAGAGATGGTGAATATGATGGAATCAAAGAGGATGCTGCAACAGCTGCTGATGCCATTCTAGCTGGAAACTATACAAATCTAGAACTCATCACCTCAGATGACATGGCAAAACTAGCAAGAGCTCTCCGAACATCAGATTGGGTTATTTATGCGATTGGATTTGAACAGCGTACTGAAATACGTTCCACTTTCAATCTAAGCAAACATGATGGCACAACAGGGCGCTTATCTGCTCCTTCATGCTGGGGATTTGGAATCGCATTTCCAAATACAACAACTCTCCCGGATGGAAGTATTCATAACGATGTAAGCTTATTCTCATTCGCATCTCATATCTTAAAACAACGTGAAGCTATTTTGAGTGAATGGCGAAGCGTCTGAGAAAATTACACGATACAAACTAGAGATGAGCAATCTTGCTTCGGGTAGAAACTTTTCAAATCAGAGGCCTATGGGAATGTCCGATTCAGCCCCGCCTACAGCGCCCATGAATAACAGTCTCGTGCGCATGGCAAACTCGTTTGGTTCCAATATTAACAAGTTAAATACTCAGGTTCAAAATGGATTTAACTCTGTTAGTGATACGGTTCGTAATGGTGTAACGAATACGGCAAAGGCTATGAATCTTCCAACTAATCTTCCTGCGCTTGCTGCACCCCCTATGCCGAATATGCCCAATATGGCAAATATCCCCAAAAATGTATTTGGAAATACAGGTTCAAAGAATGCTTCTAATAGTATCTTCACCAATAACGCCGGACCCAAAAATAACTCGGCTGCTGGCAATGGTGAGATGATGTGGCCTCTCATTATTTTCAGTCTTTTAGTGATAATCTTTATTGGACTCTTCTATTTCTTTGTGGAAGAGATAAAGGCTGGATATGAGAATCTTATTAATGCGATTCGTAGCTCGATGGGTGCAAATGTAGAACCTCCTGTTCCTATCACAACGACCGCTCCACCTCCTACAACGGAAACAGTACCTGAGACGCCTGAAACACCCTCTCAAATGCAGACTCAAAGCATCGTTGAAAGTGTTCTTCCTATTGGCGGCCCACCTGAAGTCTTTAATGTAAGCAAGAACGATTTCACATATTATGACGCTGAACCCCTCTGCAAGGCTCTTGGTGCTGAGCTTGCAACTTATGATCAAGTGAAGGAAGCCTACGGAAAGGGTGCGGATTGGTGCAACTATGGCTGGACAAAGGGTCAGGTTGCAGTCTATCCCACACAAAAGGCAACATGGGAAGGACTTCAGAAGGGTGATGACAGCGACAGAAGTGCGTGCGGAAGGCCCGGTGTTAACGGCGGATATTTTGACAACCCTGATATGAAATTCGGCGTGAACTGCTATGGACCTAAGCCTAGTCAGTCAGGTCATGACGAGGCAAATCTCATGAAACAGGGGCGTATTCCACAGACAACTGATGGGCTCAAGATCCAGCAGAAGGTGAAGGAGTTTGAGGCTAAGGCTGATGAACTAGGTGTGCTTCCTTTTAACAAGAGCAAGTGGGGCTCTATGTAAGTTTTACTCTTACATATATGTAGATGGAATCAGCCAAGATATACGCTCTTCAGGAAGCACTTCTTGCGCAAGGAAAGAGTTGGGGTGATGTTGTATTCTATGCTGAAGAGCAAGTTAAAAAGAATATGACAAATGCTGAACGTAATGCGAAAGCCGCAAATACAAGCTCTAGGATTGAGACTATGATGAAAGCTGCAAATGTTGAGAAGAAGAAGGCAAAGTTTGTTAATCGCAAAGGACAATTAAAAAAGATTGCTAAGATGTGCAAATGGGAATGCCAAGGTGAAAAGTGCTGGGCACACGAAGAAAAAGCATGCCCTTATATTCACAAAAATCAGAAGGGTTCTAACAAGAATCACGCAGTCACTCTTAAGAAGGGTGGGTCAAAGCGTTCCACTCGCCGTTCTACTCGTCGTTCTACTCGTCGCAATTAGATAGCTGAGAAATACCCATTCGCCGAGTCAATCAAATAGGGATCCCGTGTATCCTCCTTATTCGCTTGCATATTTTCCTCATCGTTGAGGCCAAGTATGTCATCGACAACAGTTGTTGCAGGAGATTTGTACAAATCCAGAAGAGTCCATAAACAGAACTGTATACCCGCTTGCGTTTTTACATCTTCTACATCGGACCAGCGAGCCCAAAAAGACCAGAAATCGTCCCATAGTTCATCATTTAAAACATAATAATAATGATTATAATCTTGCTCTCTATAATCCCAGTTGAGAACTTCATTGTAGACCCGTCGATGATAAATATACTGAGCAATACATTCTGATATGCGATGATTATTGCATGCAAATGTATATCCTGCTCTCTTAAACATTGGAACAATACCATTGTTAACAAGCTCAGTAATCAATAACTTTCGTGGAACATCCTCGAGCATATCATAGACCACCTTCTCATTACACCAAAACCTCCACATCCGACCTCTCTGAATCTCAGCAAAACTCGTATTCATTTCTCAATATACCTTTGTATTTATCTATTTACATATCGCCCTATCCCTTTATATTGGAGGCAGTGCTGGTGGGGGTGGTAGGGGTGGAACTGCAACCGTCTGTTTCTTAAGACGCTTTGTCACATCAACTGTCCGATGTGTCTTTAAGAATCGTATAATGGCCGCGGTCTCATCATTTGAAGACTTACCAAGCCTTTTTTGTTCGGCAAAGTAAGCATGGATTCCCTCTTCTATACGTCCCAGTGTAAGGGGTTGAGTGTGTCGCTCTTCACCCACCAGAAGCCTGCCGCCCTGAACTTGGATTACGGCATTCTCCATATTATTTACATGAAGTTGTTGGAGAATTTTCCCTTCAAAATCGTCTCTTACTTTCCGAGCATTGGTTGTCTGTTTAGAAAGGCTCGTTGTGAGATTATCATAATGAACCCAGTTTCTTACATAGTTTCCGAGCTCTTGTGTATTCATTCTATAGAGAAAAGCGAAACATCGGAATCCTACGAAACCGCATAAGAACCACCCTTCCGGAGTTGAAAGAGTATAATGACAAGCGTGGAGACAACCAGTAGCAGTAGAATGGCGAAAAATACACATGTTAGCAAAATATACGGAAACACCCGCTCCATGAGATGATTCAGCATGGGATCCAGTAAAAACACTTGAATCTGGCGACGAGTTTCATCACGATTTATATAACGGAAAACTTTCTGGAGAAGGGCGTCGCTCATCTGTACACTAGACCTAAAGCAAAGAATATGATTCTACGCAGAATGGAGTTTTCCTCACCTATTTGGGATGCTCGTACATCTGTATATAAAATTACGATTCGTACTTCTTTGACTTTGGCCTCGGACCCGCAATATGTGGATCTTTCAGGAACATCTTATACGATTGAATCACCCGACAAGTCCTCCGATGAAATGAAGAGTATTGTACAAACATTTGTTGCAGCCCTCCTTGCAAAAGATGCACAAGCAAAGTGGTTTTCCTCTAGATTGAAGGAGAGTTCAATTCTCAAACGGCTAGACCATGTATGGGTAGAGTCTGATATGAACCCGGTGCATGAATGGAGTATAGCACACTGGTCTCCTATCTTTCTGGAGGTGGCTAGTCAAGGCTTCACCATTCACTGGCGAGTAACCCGTTTTGAGGAATCGACCCCACAAATCTCCTCCCGATTCCTTGCTATTTCACGCCCCGAGTCTCCGACAGCTGAGTCAGAGAACCAGCGCTCAGCACAGTCGCTTGATAGGCCAGTAACTCACGAAGCATGGAAACAGATTACCATCCAGCCCATTTTAAAGATGGGTATGCCTGCGGAAGAGATGGAGACTGTGAATGATATCCCTTTCACTAATGAAAATACGGCAATTGATTTCCAGCAACAAATGCGTGATAAAGATGCTCTTCAGGAAGCTCGTCTACGGCTTGCCCTTGCTAAACTGAAGGCTAATCGTCTTTCCAACACATATTACCAGAAATACGGAGAGACCTTTACGGACGAGGAAGATTATGAAAATGATAGTGAAGATTCCGAGTAGTTTTCAGGTGGCACCTGGCAAAAAATATAGACTACCACTAATACAGGAACAAGATGGCCGCTTCTTACAGTTTTGAATCCATTGCCGCAATCGGTGTAGTTGCTCTTCTCGTCTTGAGCTTAGTCTATCTACAACCCGGCCTCTTCAAAAAGGAGGGTTTTGAGGGAACATTATCAGCCGCTTCCAACTACTCTGCTCAGGCAGGCGAGACAAGCGCTTCTGGACCCCAGTCACAGCAAGATGTTAGACAAAACCCTCACAATAAGGGTGGCGATGTCGCCCCTACGGAGGTCCCTGGCCCTGCAAAGTTCGGCGATGCAGAGAGCCCCGCTGGATGCTATCCCCGCGACCAGCTCACCCCTGGAGAGCTCCTTCCTAAGGACATGAACTCCGTGTGGGCTCAACAGAACCCAATGGGTACTGGCTCTCTCAAGGGCAAGAACTTCCTCTCCGCTGGCGCCCTCATTGGTGTCAACACTGTTGGACAGTCTCTACGAAATGCTAACTACCAGCTCCGATCTGAGCCGGCAAATCCTCAGGTTCCTATCTCTGTTTTCAACAACAGCACCATCGAGCCTGACGTGAATCGCAGAAACTTTGAGGTCAGCTAAATAGACTTTATATAAGTAGTAAATTTAATTTTAAATAAGGTATCTGTATACCGCTTATTTAAAATTATATCAGGATTATAGAATGAGTTTAAAGAGAGCATCTACGGCACCACCACTATCAGAACGTGAAGTAAATAGGATACTTGCAACCTTCTCAGCCAAGAATCATATGACAGTTAGAAATATTGTCAAGGCAACAATTTCAAGGGCACTAAAGAACAAGACGCTCAAGACGAAGAAGAAAAGAAATGTACAAACAAGACGTAGACGATAGATTATCTGTTGAATCTTTAATTTTAAGTTCAAATGGTAGAGACAATGACTGATTATTCAGACATGTTGTCACATGCTCTTCAAAGAATGAAAACAGTATTTGGAGGTTCTTCATTTGCGATTGTCGATGTAACTTCAACGGTAGATGGTAAAACCTACAAGGTTCGAGATATGCCTGATAAGCAAAAGGCTGCTGATATGCTTGCACACCTCCGTCTTCGTATGAACAAGCTAAAAATGCACGTAGAGAGCAAGTTTCCTGATAAGCCACAAGTCAAGCAACTAAAGACTAACTTCAAAGCTGAGCCGAGCCGAATATTTGAGTCAACACCTGATGCTGAATACACAAGTTATAGTGTGAATAAGGGTGAGGCGGTTCATTTCTGTCTTAGACAGAGGGGTGATAACGAGGACGAAAAACTAGTCGAGAGTGATGTCATGACATTTGTTGCAATCCACGAAATGGCGCATATGATTACCGAAACTGTGGGTCATGGTCCGGATTTCTGGAATAACTTTGGCTGGCTCCTCCGCGAGGCTGAGGCGATTGGTATATACAAACATCGTGATTTTCGTGAACACCCTGTCTCCTATTGTGGAATGAAAATCACAGACCAACCAGTCTATGACGCCAAAAAAGACGGTGCTGATGTTTCAATCGGAACTGTTTCATAAATGTAGTTATTTTTATATCTAAAACGTTTTAGATGTTAAAAGTAGATGACGGACGAACAGGTCCCAGTTCCGGCTAAGACCATTGGAACCATAATTGAAAGTATAACAAAGCCTCAACCACTTTCTACTTTTTATGATTCCGCGAGAAAACTGAGCGTTATTCTTCACAGAAATGCAGCCGATGCTGGTAAAGATATAGAGCTTCCGCCGATTTTTCCCTTCTTTCGCGTGTATGATCTCAAACTCGCCATATTCAAGCATCTCAAAAACAATGAGCTCGCGGCAGGTGTTAGACTTTATCCAGAATATCAGTTCCTCTCTTTCTCTCAGATTGCTGGAACCCGCCGCGCCATAGATTTCCAGTGGTTTGTTCCAGGACGAAAGGTGGTTATGCAGCTGGCGAAACCTTTTGATACTCAGAAGGCGAAACGTGTTGCAAACGAGTTCGTCGATGAGAATGGTACGAAGCGACTTTTAACACTGGTAGATACTGGGAAGATTCTTATTGAGAACGCCCTGAAGACGAATGAGCTACATTTGTATTTGTATGATGATATGAAAGAGTGGATTGGTGAGGTGTCCGAGCTCAAATGGAACGGATTCTTACGCCCCTATTTCCCAGACCTCTCTTATGAATCCGAGGAGCTTGATAAGAAAAAGCTGGAAAAACGATATCAGCGATTCTTGAATACCACATCTCTTGCAGAGAATCTCAATAAACTTCTTACAGAGGAACTCGATATTCGTTTCTCAGGTGTTCGCCGTCTTCAGATGCGATGGGAGAGTACTGGGCGTGTTGACGTAGAATCTCTCTTCTATACAACCCCTGTCACAGAATCCAGACCTTATATGCGATTAATACCTAATAAGGGAGTGGCCATAACAAAACTCCATCTACAGGATGATAATACTCCTGATGCGGACCTAGCACGTGTTCTTAAACAATGGACACGTGAGAGAAACCCAAATCCTGAGAATGATTATGTCATGGCAAAGTGTGTTCTCAAAGCTGGAGAGTTGCAGCAAAACCCTATCTACGCAACACTCCGTTTCGGATACTCTCACAAAGAGGAATATGCTGACCTAACTGTTTTACCACCGAAAGGTGTAAGAAGACTGGATACAATCTTCACAGAGACTGAAAAAGATGGTCGCAAGAAGAGGGTTCTGACGCAGTTTGAAAAGGGTATTGACAAGCTCCCTTACGCCTCTGTCCCTATCAAACTGCAAAGCGCCAGTCTGGATTATATGATCCAACTTCCAGCAAAACCCATCTTCACAAAAGCGAATCTGAAGGCCCGCTTGGCAAAGTTCCTCCCATTTTTCCAGGAGATTCCACCTCTTCCTGGTGTTCAACCTATTGCCATGCTCCGCTATAAATGTGTAGATAACTTTACAAATGAAGGACGTATCAGCAGCTTTTTAACACAATATGCAAACCTCAAAATGGTGAAGGGCGAAACAGATACTGCTATCCTCTCAGTTCTGGAGGATGAATTCCAGCTGGATACAGATACTGCCCAGCAAGCTCTAGGCAACTGGCTCAAATCACGCGGCGAGGTTGTATTATCGGCGGAGGGTGAGACGGTTGAAGCAAATAATACAGGCATTGATATTGCAATCTTTGCCCAACATCCTTTCTTCTCTTTCCATCTTCATAATGTTTCATCGGAGGAAAATCTTCAGCGGGTTCTCAACCTTCTCTCCATCCTCTTTACAGCCTCAGATGAGAGTCTTCATGTCTCTACGAAAATAGCTGAAAAGATAAAGATTGTTGAGGAAGCGGCGATTCAAGAAGAGGTAGCAGAAGCACAAGCAGAAGCAGAAGCAGATGCAGAATCAGAGCAAACAGAAGATGTAGGCGACGATGATTTCTGGAAACAGTTTGCCGCAACGGAAAGTGAACCTCTAGAGGAAGAGGTGAGAAATGAGTATTTATTACCGAAAGATGAGCCGATTAATGCACCACCTGTTGCTGCAGTTGCTGAAGTTTCTGCTGCACCTGCAGCGGATGGAAAAATCATCGCAGACTTCTTTCTTACAAAACTCAAAGAGGCAGACAAGAACCTGTTTGATTACTCAAAAACACACCCCTCACTCAAGAAGTATGTAAGTATGTGCGCAGCGAATGTTACACGTCAACCTGCTGTTATGAGCAGAGCACAGTTCTTAGAGATGAGAGATGAAATCTACGAAGAGGACCTCAACTCGGATCCGCCCCGCATTGCATTTGTAGAGTACCCTCTTCAGAAGGGTCAAAAGGCTCTCCCACGCCCTGAACAATCGTATGAAGAAGTATTCTATTTTCTTCGCTTTGGTACAACGCCTCAGAAAAAGGCAGAGAACTACTATGTATGTTCAAGATACTACTGTGCTCGCGACGAACTTATTTTACTGGAGAAGGATTTCAAGGGAACAAAACTAAGACGCCCTGTGCTAGGAGAGGATGGAACCGAGCGCACAACGAAAGATCCAAATACCTGCCCATTTTGCGAGGGAAAAGTGGTTAAAAATCGCCGTCTTCCTGGTATTAATGAGACAGTTCTTGTACGTCTAGATGCTCCAAAAACACAGGGTGGTATCTTTCATAAGTATATTGGTTTCTTAAAGAGGACACCGCACCCAGAGGGATTCCATCTCCCCTGCTGTTTTATAGATAACGATATTGTAAACGAGGATGATAAATATTATGATAAATTTAAGGAGATTCGTCAGACCGAGGTTGCAGCAGTAGTCCCTGCTAAAGAGGCACAGCAAGCTCCTGAGGTACGCAAACGTGATGAACCAATGTTCCCACAACAGCCTTATATTACATATATGGCTCGCGCCTTTACAAAATATATCGTCGGATCCGAAAAACTCCCTCTTGAAATCGATGAAATAGATGGCCCCCAAATCGGCCTTCTTCCTCCTGTCCTCGATGAATATTTCAAACAAGACATAAGCAACTTCATTAATCCTAAGACGCCTCACAAGCTCAAACCAGATGCTGAGGGTTTCTTACGTATTGGTGTGGAGAATCGTGCACGTTTCAAAACCGACAGCTTCCTCGCCGCGATTGCACCCTTCTACATGCAGCGAAGTGCACGCGAAATGAAGGCGCTTATTAAGCAATCTCTTCAAACACAGCCTTCCGTCTTTTTCCAACTGAACTATGGAAACTTCCTCTTAGAATACTATGATATTCACATGAAAAGCCCATCAACAGCCTTTATTCAGAGATGGTTGGAAGGTGCTGACATGAATAACTGGAAGGATCTTATTGCTGGACCCAAGAAAACCAAAGTCGTCAAGCGCTTCTATATGAGTTATAATAGTTTTATGGGCTGGTTAGATGAAGAAGATGGTTATAAAAAGGGCTGGATTGAGAAGGACGATACCATGAAAGAATATAGACAAATCGCCTCTCTTCTAGCACAACCTGATTTCATTCTTCGTATGCCTAACATGGATGATATAACAGAAGAGGGTATGAGACCAGGTATTACTTTCATAGTTCTAGATGTTGATGCGAATGGTTCGTTAAAAGTGCGATGCCCACCTTATGGTTTCAACAAAAGTGTCCACGCAAATAACGACGTTGCATTCCTTCTTCATCATCACTCTGGTGTCTGGGAGCCCATTTTCCACGTATCTAAGGGACGTTATAACCTCTTCTTCCAGAGAGGATGGAAAAAGGATGCGGAAGAGATTAGCTGGCCAAAAATCGTTAAGGAGAGGAAGCGAGAATTTGAGTCACTCTGTTTAGCTGAACCAACTCTCTCTTATGCAACACGACAGGTTGGAAGAAAAAGGCTTATTCCTTCCAGCACTCTTTATTATAAACTCTCAGCAAATGAGGAGATAAACTTCAACGGTTTACTACGCGACCCTTATAATCATTTGACCGCGCTAGTATTCAAAACTGCAGAGGGGCTCATACCAGTTCCATGTATTGACGATGGTAAAATCTTTCCAGCAACAACCGTCTATCTGGATTGGGGTGATTTAAATCCCACAGCATCTCCTAAAGAAATCCTAGAATTCTACGAAAAATATATTGTGAATGAAAGTGAATTTCAATCAAGTAATGGGGATATTCTTTATAAACCGATTCAGGTTTGGTTCCAGAAGGAGGGGGATAAGGCAAGGATATTCGCCATTCTTCTACGAAATAACGCAATTCTACCTGTCAAGCGAAATATGCCTATAACTTTAGTAAAAGAGGGCGACTCCTATTTTTACGTAAAAGATCAATATAAACTGGAAGCGGTTGAAAAAACCTCTGATGAACTTGAGTGGGAAATAAATAAGCAAATCCTCGGACTTTCACGTTCACCTCTAGTAATCGAAGAGGAAGAGAGAGAAGCAACTACTCTTACAAGCAAAGAGGTCTCTGATATTTTTGAGCACCTGCGAATCACATTTGCAAAATGGATTTCAAAGAAGGGCGATACTGGAGAGGTTCGCAAAGAGCTGGAGGAAATCATCTATGGCGTCGACGATAGAGGTGTTTATAAAGCCTCCCTGGCAGAGAAGCGCAAGGAACTCTACGCATATCTTGGACCAAAGATATTCTCCTGGTTTTCAGATACAGATTCTGAAGGCCGTCCTACACTCCAACGGGTTGACTGTACTTCTCTGGATAAGGGTGCATGCTCTGGCCGCTGTGTCTGGAATACTAAGGGTTCAGAGGGCCAGTGTCTTATTCACACACCCAAAGACAAAGTGGTTGAGAACTTGAATGTTGATATCAAATACCTTCTCTTCTTCAAACTCATCGAGGAGCTTCTAAGATTCGCAGAAAAGCGCCGCGAACTTTTTGAGGATGATGTTTCCCAGACTGGAACAATCGACCGCCGCATACAAGATGGAGATCAGGAAATCCTCCCTGAAAATACTGCAGCATGGTATGAACGATTACGTGGAGAGTGGGTGCGCTCAGCAGACGAATCACCGAGATTCTTTGAAGAGATTGCGAGTACACAAGCGGAAGAAGTAGTTCCTCTAGATGAAGACACAATGTTACCACCACCTCTTGAGACCTTCTTAGAAAAAGAAGATACGAATACTAGCCGCATGCGCCTCTTGCGTGCACCTATGTCAGAGCTTCTTGCATTAATACGAGCGCCTATTGAGCCTGTAGATGATATGTTATCAAGTGAGGAGCTTGATGATATTGCCAGAGCAAGTAAACTATCGGTCGCGCAAATAGACATACGCACAGATCCACCTACATCGTTTTTCAGACAATTCAAGTTAAAAACATTCACATCCAAGTATTTCATTCTTGTTATTACCGAAACAGGTCCAGCTATTCTCTTGCGTGATCCTGCTACAAAAGAGCTGCCGATTTTCACAGAGCTTCCCAAACAGCTTCAGAAGTATTTTATTCTTTCCGAGCGAAAGGTCGCGGGTGCTCTCCTAAAAAGGCGCACTCGCAAAGGAAAAAAAAGTTCCTCTAAGTAGAATGGAGAATAACGCTAAGAGTGCTGCTATACGCAATCTGACTGAAAAGCTGGGACGCAAACCCCTTGTCACTGAAATCGCTGGTCTTCTGAAGACACGCAAGCAGAAGAAGAATGAGAATGCGTATTTCAAGAATATTATGGGCAAGGCTGCAGTGAAGGATGCAGCTAGAATTGCTCTCAAGGCTGCAAAGAAGGCTGCGGCAGATGAGGTCAAGGGAAAGCTGAAGGCTGAGATGGATGCGCAGAAGGCCATTAAGAAGGCTGAGCGTAATGAGGAGCGTGCTTTCCAGAAGGCTCTCAAGGAAGAGGAGAAGGCTCTAAAGAAGGCTACTAAGACAAATAACTCAGAGGTCGCCCGGCGTACCGCGAAGGCTCAACTCAAGGCTCTCAAACAACAGAATATTGCTGCACGTAAGACCATGCGTGCTGAAACAAAGGCTGCTAAGTTGGAGGCGAAAGAGCGAGCCAAAGTGCAGTTTGCTGCAGCAGAGGAAATGGCTCGTGAAAACCTCACACGCACTCTTGGAAAGGCCCCGCAAATGGCAAATATCAAGCGTCTAGCTGGTATTCGCACGAGTGGTGTTGATCTTAGCACGAATGACTACATGCGTGTTAAGAAATACAGGAATACACTCAAGGGAAAAAGCAATCTAAATAGGCTTTTCAAGGAGAATGTGCGCAACATTGCACCTGAAATAGATCCATGTGCACAGTGTGAGATGAAAAAGTTCCTTGAGCGTGATGATTAATCGTCGCTAATCTCGCATTCAGGGTAAGGCATAATCACCTTCTGCCTACAGCCATCTTTTACAGCACGCATACGTGCCTTCATCATAATATCAACCTCGTCGTCCATGCGATTTAGCCTGAGACGGCGATAGTTCTTATTGTCAGGGTGAAGAACAATCAAATACATATCACTGATTTTAAGACCATAGTAGGTCTCAAGAAACCAGCGATACACATTCAACTGAAGACTGTAGTGCCAGTAGTTCGTATCATGCAGATGGTCAAGAGGGTACAGCGCCCTTCCACCAAAGTCATTATTGACCTTGATATCCTTCGACCTCTTCCAATCGTAAACAACATAAGAATCGTCGGATTTGCGATAGAAGATCATGTCAATACTTCCTGTGAGTCGGTATTCCTCCGCCCAAACCTCCCACTCTGTTCTGAAAGGAACAAGGTCGTGTCCATGGTCTTTCCAGAAGTTCATAAAATAACGCCACTCTGATGTCTGCTTCGTCTCTTCTGTTATCAGGTGTTCAGCACCATTGAGATATTGCTCAATAGACAAATGCATCAATGTTCCAGCGCCACTCGCCTCTTTTCCGTTCGCATCCCAGGCTGCCTTGATTTCTGCAGCCGTCTTACCGAACCATTTATTGTCCGCATTCCAGTTCTTACCACTCATCATCTTCTTAATAACAGCATCTGCGTCAAAGTGAGGAAAGAACTCGTGGAGAAACTTCGTCACGCTGATATACCCTTTTGTCTCTCCTTTCACAGTATAGATATGTGTGGGTTCATCAAAATGTACATATTTATCACGCTCATGCTCATTTATAACTGCTAAACTTTGCCAATCAGCAGGCATTCTATAAGTACAGTTATAACTTCTTTAACTCAATAAGATACAGAATTACAAGACCAGCTTTGCTTGTTAAATCTAGGAAGGAGTAGCTTATATCACGAGTATCCGCGCTTATCAATTTTTCCGCATCGGCCCACCAAACAACGGGGTAAGCGCTCCAGGTCACCAACGTAAGAACTATTAGTGCAAGACCTTCTGAAAACATGAGAAGTTGGTACACGATGGGAAGGAAAGCAAAACAGCCGAGCCAAAACCATTTCCACATAGATTCCCTATCTCCCTTGTCTAAATCCACCGCTGCAAAATATCCAGCAACAATCATTAACTGATTCAAGAGAAGCATAAGAACAGTAGTTCCTAAAGATAGATCGTTCAGCGAAAAAATGAGCCAGAGCATGATAGGTGTTGTAAGAAACCAAGAGAGATAGTGCGCTTTCTGCCTGTCTGGTGATTCACTTCCAGATAGGTATACATATTTCAGAGCACTGATACCTGAAATGGCTACAATGAATGGTGAAATACCTTTTCCAATCAAATACAGGGAAAAAAGTCCAAGCATTGATGCATTTGCTAGTTTCACTTGACTTGCAATGCTTGTCATTTCTACTCTTACTTATTATTTTTTTGGAAGATAGCATATGCGGCCGCATGTACATCGTCGTAAGGTAGTTTAGTTATCACACTCATATGTCCAATCATACGATCAAGAATGGAATAACGCTCTGGAATATTTGCCGTTTTTAAAGATAGATATGTAAATACTTGTTCAAGTGTCATGAAACGCTTCTGAGTATGAAATTCTTCTCCCCATTCACATGGTTCTTCTGTTGGATAGTTGCTATAATGTGAGTAAAAGGCTTGAATAATATTGGTCATATCATATGGCACTGATAAGGTGACAGCCTGGTGAATACTAGATACAGTAATAAGAGTATCCATGGTGAACTTATAAATGCTCCAGATGGCGTTTCAAATTTATTAATGCGCCAAAAAAGAAAACGACACTTCGGAGCCTATGCTAGATGCCCTGTAGTTGTCAAATACCTGGGCCGGCATATCCTGAAAATAAAGAGTGGGGTACATTTGTTTGGACAATCTTACACGGCTTAGGAGAGAAGGTGGGGAAAACTGTATCACCCCTCTTCGAACCTGACGAGAGAAGAGCTTGGATAAGTCTTCTACAGGCAACCGGACCTATGCTACCTTGTTCAGAATGTCGTGAACATTATAAGAGCTGGATACAAGCACATCCTGTGTCAAGTATTCAGACCCTACCTTATAATCAGCTGAAAGGCTGGATTACACAATGGCTCTGGGATCTTCATCACGATGTTAATGTACGTCTTGGAAGAACAGTAGAACCTTCTTATACAGAGCTTCCAGCCCTTTATAGCTCTGTAAATATAGGTATGCAATTCAAGTTGTTCGAGCTCATAGAAAAACGGGCGATTCAACAACAAGGTGTTCCTCTAAATAACTGGATGGCGTGGGCCAAACAATTCCGAACTCTTATGGGAGTCTATGGACTCTAAATCTTGCCAGGAAACTTCGCAAGGCTCATGAGAATCTCACCAACCTTGTTATCTCCTTCAATGGTTCCGTCATCACGGCGGATACCTCCCATATTCGTTGCCGCACCAGGCGTGTAGAACAAGAGGATTTTCCCCTGGTTCCGCACCGCCTCCACGATTCGTCGCAGGCGAGCATCCGTCTCCCATCGCTGTGTAAGACCATCACGAAGTACCTGTTCTTTTACAGTCGCCCACTTCGCATCATCAAAGACGCCCTTGTATTTCTTTACAGTTGCAGGTCGCATTGCAGCCTTGACTTCCTTTGATTCGTCCTCTAGAAGAGCATAGTCGCGGTCTTCAGGTAGAGGCTTCGTACCACCTGCTGTCTCCTCAAGACGTTGGCGCACATATTGCTGGTGGATTGAGCCATCTCGTCCGAAGAGACTTACACCTGTCTGAGGTATGTTTGATGCGAGCTTGTACATCATTCCACCAATATAGTGGTCAAGAGATGGATAGATTACATCTCCATCTTTGAGAGGGAATGGTGCTGAGGGTGATAACCAGCGACCGGCTCCCTTATCCTCAATCTTCAGCTTGTCTTGGAGTGCTGCTCGAGAATAGAACTGGAATACTTCGCCTGGTGCAAAGGTCTGAGCCGCTTTGGGAGCCGCCTCTGTTGCTACAGGGAGTGTTCTTAGAGGTGCTCCTTGTACTGCGGGAGCTACAGGAACAGGTGCTTCAGCAGCCTCTGCAACAGGCACTCCAGCATTAGGAACAACTGATGGCTTCGCAATCGCCTCTGAAATGGGCTGAGGTAGGCTTGCAACAACACGAATCTTGGATTTTCGCGCAGCAGTAGAAGGTGCAGCAAGGGCAGGTGTAACATTTGAAAGGACAGGCTCGCTTGCAACCACTCTCTCCGTCTTTCGCTTGAACACGAACCACCGATTCAGATATGAGAACTGCTTAACAGCATCTGTCATTGCGAACCTCTTCTCATCGTGAGAAGCTCCGAAGAGACCTGTGCTAGCCTTGAGACCGAGCTCGGCTTGCTCTTTCTCATTGAGCAACTCACACCCAATATCCGCCATCTTTGCCTGTAGAAGCTTGAATGGAACGAGATATTCGCGGTGAGATGTTCCAATACTGATGAACTCAACATCAATACCCATACCAAATGCCTCATCACTCTCTGGAATCGCATCAAGATCATACTGTTTGGCAATCGACCACAACAGTTTTCCTTTATACATAGCCGTCTTGCGACTACCTATCTGCGTACTTCTGAGTAAGTCAAACACCTTCTCACCGTCAAAGCAGCATCCAATAAAGAGTCCACCCACCTTCAACCCATCCGCGATATTCTGGAGAAGCCCGTCAAAGGTCTCCTTCTTATCAAAGAAGTAGTGAATAGCGAACATCAAACTAACACAGTCCGCACCCATCTTGAGTTTACCTGCACCCTCCCTCTCTACAAATGGAGGAACAGGTCCTGTGGGCTTGATACGACCCATCACACTGCGGAGTATATCCTTCTCCTGTTCCGTCTCTCCTGCCGCACCATCAATAAGACGCTTGCTAGAATCAGCAATCGCGAATATCATGGGTGGAATAGAGCCAGGTGGAGCTTTTGACATCGTCTCCAAATAACGTCTATAGGCACCGTTCTCCGCATTCGTGATATTATCACCAGCATTATCACATCCTAGCACGAATGAGACGCCACCACGACGCCAACGCTGCAAATCCGCACCCTTACCTACCGCCAAATCTAGCACAGTCTTTCCCTTCTCTTTGAAAGCCGCACCATAAAGCAGACGCTCCTTGATGAACTTATTGTGGTAATCACGCATACCTTTTACCACCCGCAAATCAGCCTCTGTTGCAGTCCTCTCGAAATACTTGCGACGAGCTGCAGCCGACGCCTCCTTCTCAGCATCAAGTGCATCCGCCTCTGCCTCACCCATCACCTCTGAACCAGAGCGAATCATGCTCTCAGTGATAGGGTCGTGAATACTGTTCCATACACTCTCCGCCGTTGCACTACTGTTGAGTGTACGTCCAAGGATGCCGCGCTGCATTCTCTCCGTCTTGTCCATACGCACACGCAGAGGATGCCATCTCCATCCAGGTGGCTGAGCAGGATCATATGCCATTTCTACAATGTTCTTATCCTGAATCGGCTCCTTGGATTTACCTGTTAGAACATAGTTCTCACCTGTATCAGGGTCCGTCTCCATCTGTAGATAGCAAACGCTAGCCATCGTATCAGGATGGTCGGCAGGATTGAAAGGAACGGGGCGATAAGCTGCACCCTTGCGCCCTTGAGGACGCACATTTCCCCCCTCCAATACAGTTGCACGAGGATTCTCAAACTTCGAGTCTGTACTACTTCCAACGAGAAGGCGAAGCGTCTTATAGGTCAGTGTCTCACCTGTATCAGGCTTCACACCTACCGTCACTCGCTCCTCCCTACTATCAGTATAAGTCTCAAACTTCACTAAGAAGTCAATCGTGTTATCATGCGCCGGCTTCCACTTGAACTGCTCTAGGAAAGCCGCCGATTTGGGTATCGGTTTCGCATTCGGCGTGAAGATGAGACCATCTGTATTATAGATTCCCTTGATATTGAGAGCCTGAGAAGCAGCCAAGAAGATGGCCGAATCTCCCTCCTCTGCAAAGAAGAAGTTCTTGAGAATAACCTGCAACTTTGTAGCGGCTGTGATTCCAGGCGAGAGAATCGTCTTCTCATTCCAAGTTGTAACCCACCGTTTCATGTTGTTATAACGGGTTTCAGCCGATACATCTCGTGAGTAGAAGGGAAGTCCAGACACATCCTTCTTGTCCACATCAATATAGATATCAAAGAAGAGCAGCTGTGAAACGGCACGCCCATCCTTTGTCTGAGTAATCCATTCACAATCCAAGAGAGACTGGCGGCATGCGGGATTTGTCAGACCCGTCTTATAGACATTCAGTGTCATATCAATCATGAAGAGTTCTCCTTTCGTATCACAGAATGCCATAACACGAAGACCATCCGCCTTATCTGTAACATTGTATCCGTTGCGAATATTCGGAACACCTTCATCTCGGTCCTTCAAGAAGTTAGGCATTTCCAAAGTGACTGGTGCTACACCACGGAATCGGTCTGTGCCTGTGAGGTCCTTATAACCCCGCAAAATCTTTTCACGCACAGGCTTTCGTAGGAGAAATGTGTGTTTCTGGATTCCACGTAGAACCTCGCCCATTCCTTTTACAAGCCGTTTCATAGCGCTATCCACCGTGTCCCCCTCTAGACGTGTAAGCTCAACCTCAATCTCGTATTCAGGTGGTGAGCCCATAACATCCTGGTCTCTGAAAAGCCGCATCCATCGGTAGTTCTTATTCACATCAATACCTGTACTGCGGACAATAGAGAGGTCAATGACGAGACCCTCTCCTTCAAATGTCCATCGCCTGATGACACGGAATGCCTTCTTCTGGTTCTTCCAGTTTGCAAAGAGATCGCGGATTTTTGCGTCGTTGTTATCTAGACCGATTTCACGCCGAACCTTGACACGAACGTCATAATCAAGAATATCAACATTCGCTTCTGGCACTGTACGGTCCTTTATCATGGCAATAAAGTTCTTACCAGCTAACACGTCATCTTTACAATACTCTTGAATCGTACCGAGACCCTGAAGACTGAATCGAATATGGTCAGGTGTCGTAATCGTCATACGATCCTCTTGTGCAATGGAATGATATCCTCTTGCACGCAGCCGTTTTGCGACTGTGAGAAATGTTGTGACGTCAACCTTTCCGCCAACACCAAATGTGGCCTCTAGCTCCTGATTGGGAGATACGAGCCAGTCTTCAATCCGCTTTCGCAAACTTGTAACTTCAGCGGAATTGAGTTCCATCCTATTCACTTGTATAGAGTTCCCTTTGGGCGGGAGAACCTTCAAAATTAGGAGAAAACTGTAAAGGAAACTCGGAGAGAAGATGTGCAACAGCGTTGTGGCGTCCCAATAAAACTGCATAATCCTCTTTCTTTGGTTTATCAACTCTTGGAACAAGACCCGCAGCTTGACAGTCGTATTTGAGCTTATCCAACTTCTCGTCGGGAACAGGCCATCGCATCTTCCACCCCTCCTCTTCAAGAGCCGTTATCCAGAGGCCGAGTCCCACACTGAGATGTTTTTCACCCGGAAGATGGAGAACACACCGTGTCCCTAGAGTCGTTCCCCAGACTGGCTTCTCAGAGGACCACTCCATAAAGTTTGTGGGAAAATGGAGGATTTTCTTGTGAATCTCGTCGACAATAATCTTCTGATAGCCAAGCACGAAACAGAGAGCTTCATCAAGTTCGTGTGTATCTTGAGGTGGTGATACAGCCGCAGTCTGCTGAGCAGCGAGTTGCTCCAGAATCTTATTGCGTCGCCATTGATGACCTCTGCAATCCGTCTCAATAAGTTTTGCGATTTGAACAAGAGTCTCACGAAGAATCTGGCGACGAAGAATGAGACCGCCACCCCTGTAGAGTGGGTCTGTATGCCAGAGATAGAACGAGACTGGACCGGGAGGATCTAGAGGAGTTGCTATGCATCCACCTGGAGCATTCACAGCCTCCGCCGAAACGTCGCCTGTATCGCTTTTTACACGAATCTCTATAGGGGCGACAGCTGCGTCTCTAGAGGGGTTCGTTACAATCCATGTTTTTACCTGTTCAAGCATCTTTATAGTATATATGCGCTGTAGGTTTAGACCTTATGCATCACGAAGAAGCTCCTGCGCTTTCCTTTCTTCTTCTTCACGCTGTGTAAACTCATCACGATTCTTGCGACAAAACTCCATATATTCCTTCATCTTTTTGAAAACGGGTGTTGAAAGTTTGGATACGTCGAAAAAAATACCATTACTATTTTCACTATAATCAGCCTTTTCACTTTTAAGAAGACGAAAAATAGCCTCTTGTTCGCTCTTAACAAGTCGTTTTAGCTCTTCAAGAAATGCCTTTCTCTCTTCATATTCTTGTGCCTCCATACTCTACTTAGAATTTATCTCATTCCTAGACTGGGCTTTCCGCAGACTCAACGAGTTCCGGAGTATTCTCTAGAATCTCTAACTCGTCATCTTCTGCTTCTGCCTCTACTTCTGCATCAGGCATAGCAGCTACAGGAGCTTCTACCTCTGCTACAACAGGCACAGCGGCTCCTTCGACAACTCCACGAAAGAGACCCACGCTCAGAATGTAAGGATCATTCACCTGGAATCGCGACTTCTGAATCTCCACATTCACACTCGCACCAATGGCAACTGCTTCAAATGCCTCATCTCCAATATGAAGATCACGAGGAAGAATAATGCGGATTGCGTCATTATAGGAAACATACATACCCATCTTGTTCTTGCGAATCACCACTCCCTCTAGTGTAAATCCTGCAGGCGGATTGAGAACCTTCGCCTCAGCCTGAACATGAAAGATAATGTCGCCTGTGAAACGCCCCTTCTCAATATAACCCATAGACCTGGAGATAATCTTCATCGTCCCAGGAAGAACAAATCCATGACGTGAACACTTATTCTCCATACGTGTACTAAGCTTCTGTATAATAAGCCCATCAATATCGGTAATCTCTCCGCGCAAATCACGAGATGTAAGGCTCGCACGCTCTTCAAAGAGTGCCGTGTGTTCCATTGTTTAACTCCTCTTCTTTACACAACGACTCAATTTTAGGCAGCCAAGTATCCGCCCATGCGCAAGATAAATCGGCCTTACTCATCATTTCTTCATAAAGTTCAACGGTAAGTCCTTCTACAACATCGGAAAGCTCTTCCCATTCTTTTACACGTATCATAGGAAGACCAGGATACTGCCGAATAAGTACATCGTAAAATGGATCGTCTTTTACAATGGGAATACATCCACAGACTAGAGATTCCCAGAAGCGGAGTGTATCAAATCCACAGCCCATAGGGCAAACGGAGAAGCGAATTTTAGAGAGACGTTGATAGAACTCCTGTATTTCGCATTTTGGCATCATATATTTGAGAATATCTGGACCTGTTTCTAAATAATCATAAAACTCCTGTCTCATAAGTCCATTATTTGTAACATATGAAATACCAAACATATATGTCTTCTCTTGTGGTTCTCCCTCATAAACATGCAGTGTACCAATAGGCATTAGTGTGCAGTTATTCAAATCACCCATCCAGTTTCGTATGAAAAACTGCGTATTTGACAAGATTTCTGCAACAGCCTCCATATGCGAATTATCAAGCCAACAATCCGTTCCACTTATAATCACAACTCGAAGAGGTAGAGCCTTTTGTTTATGTAAAAGGATTAATATATCAGACCATGTATTAAAAGAGGCAGCGTGAATATAGACCGCCTTTGCTTTATAAAGCCGTTCTTTAATCATTTTAGGATTCTCACCAAGAACGAGTGATTTTTCAACTAGATGAGGATTGTTTTTATAGCTATATTCATCTAATAACATTGCATCCATTAACGGAAGAAGGGTCATTTCCCTAAAAGGTACACGACTGGGCATCTACATATCCTCCTTAGCTTTTGGTGCCTCAGCTGCCGCACCCTTCTTTGCACGAACCTTCTTGGGTTTATTCGCCAAAACCTGGTGTTTTGATTTATAAGCAGCAACCGGGCGGAAATACCACAGCTTGCCACCCACTTTCGCTAGATTCATCCAGCGCAGAATTACATTAATCAAACTACAGGCGCGAGATGAGTTCTGAAACTTTCTGTCTCCTTGAAAGTCGGCCATTGTAAGGCCAAAAGGAGGAAGACCTGCAGCAACCAATAGACGACCTATTCCAGCCAGTGCGGTATAGTGAAAAGAAATCTGCGTAACAATCTCGCATTCACCACCCTTTGGTGGAACCTTTCCAGGTGCAGCAACTTTATCTGTTGTCTTAAAACTTAAATAGCCAGATTTCAGATTTGGAACTAGGAAACCATAGACAATACCTGTTGTTTCTGTATTCGCTTGCAGACTATTGAGTGGGTCCGCAGGGTCCTCATTAAATAACTTTGCAACAGACATATCACATTGTTTACTACCACACATATAGCGTAACTCACCGCTTTGACCATCAATATAACGGAATGCTTCAATAGACCCTTTTCGCAGAATCTGTTCACTACCGATTCTGCGGGCTGTTTCATCCTGAATCAGTTTCATCTGCTCAAGAGGTCGCAGAATCTCATCCCAGACTAGACCAAGGAATGCGTCAGCCAAGGTCTTACGCCACAACTCATTCTCACGCATAGTTTGATAGAACCAAAGAACACCATAAATGTGCTGCTGCTCCTTCGTAAGTTCGCTGGGATTTGTATAGCGTTCAGCGAGACCCGCATTTACAGCCGCAAAGGCTTCCGCTGGATCACCCCCTTCACGAATCACTGTAGCAAGCTGAACCATAACTGGCCAGATACCATATGTGAGTTCCTCTGTGCGCTGTACCTTTTCAACTATAGGTTCAAAAGAATCACGTTTCACAGGATAATCCTGAATACGAAGAGAAAGCGGTATATTTGTATCGAGTGGGCCAAAGGGTTGAAACAAATAATATCCGTTGCGAAAGACAATATACCCCTCTTTTCTACCTATTTTCAAACGGAATGATTGATTACCAACAATATCAGATAAAAGACCCTTCAATGCCGATGTTGGAATCGCAGACATCATATCACGAATCTCATTAAAGCGAAATACAGGCTGCTCATTCACTTGGAATATGGTACGAACCGCATTCCTCAACTCTGACTCGTGCCATTTTGCACTGAACTCGTCATAGGTTGAGCGGTCGGCTGTTAATACATTAATAGGCTTTTCCATCTTCTTTGCACATTCATATGTACAAGTATCAATCCAGTCGCAAATGGCCGTGAACTCTGTATCATTAAACTCCACTTCGCGAGATAAACCTTGTGCATCTTCTTGTGTCTCAGTGTCAAGTGTTCCAGGAGGAATAAGAATGGCATCGATATTCAAGTTACAGTCAAGCGCATATCTCTTCAGAACACGGGATACTTTTCCCATCTGGATTGCCTTGTTCATTGCAGTACGATACATATATAAATCAGCAGTCTCTGTATCCTCCTCAGGTAAGACATTCACAAGTAAATAAATAGTGGTATTACGCTCCTTCTTATCTAAAAGCGCATGACTGCAAGTACGCACGCCACGTCCAAGAACTTGTTCCATCTTATTCAAGTGAAACCAGCTGTCAAAAACATAGATTTCGCGGACAAATCGCAAATCAATACCTTCGCTGGCTACCTGTGAACCTACTATGACTTTTACGATTGCGCCATCCTTATTTGCATCGCTGCGTGCGGCGGCAACCATGGCTGCGTTATTGGGAGAAAGTGTTGCACGACCTGTGAGTAAAATGTATTTCGCAGGTTTGAAGACATGTCCAGTGCCCTTGTGATCCTGCTCTTTACGACTGCATTTGGCGCATTGGCGGCCACCTGGTGCTTGTGGTCCATTCTTCAACATAGGTGAATCACGACCATAAGGTGTATACCCATTCGCCTCTAGGATAAGAACAAGAGGGAGTGCGCCTGATTTAATAAAGCGGCTATAGACGAATGAAACGCCTTTTGCACCCTGCAACGCATCCAGTATAAACTTCGCCTTAGGAGAGACAGCTCCCAGCCCATCCCTCGTCATCCAGCCCAAATCCTCTTGAGTTGCAGTAAACTGGATTGAACCACCTGAACTCTGGCGGAAACAGGCGTCAAATCCAGCATCGCGGATTCGTCCTTCTGGTGTAACACCTTCAACAGGGTAGAGCCAGTTTCCACTCTGCACCATGGTATCAATACTGCTGACAGACAAGTTTGCAAGATTAGAGATAGACGCGTAGGCCTCCAGTGATGCTCCCTCATAACTCACAGGAACCAGCGGCAGCTTGATAACATAACTCGTATTTCCAGTCGCATCACCTTTAGGATTAAACTCAGGCCAGCGCACCATCTTGGGAACAGGTCGCCCATCTTTCAGACTCTCTGGAGTTAATCGCACAGGAAATGAAAGTGGATTCTCGCCGCGCATGAAACTAATATAAGCCGCCGCTGCATTTCCAAGCATCTCTTCACCCCTTTCTTGAAAATCGCCGTTTGGCTTGAATATGTCGCTCTCTGTCAGTTCAACACGCTTATCATTCTTCAAAAGGAGATTCAGGAGGAAAATGATCTCTCTGTAGTTATTATACATAGGTGTAGCAGTCATGAGAACCAACTTCATTCCATGAACAACCTCCAGTAGTTCGGACAATGTAGGCGACAGTTTTTTACCGGCTGTAGCGTCGGCAACCTCCTCATCGCCACCAGCAGAATCAATATTATCGTCTGCAGTCTCACCGGGTACATCACGCAGATTATGGGCCTCATCAATAATCACCAGACGACCTTCAAACTCCATACGCAAAGCCCTAGCCATATCAGAGCGGTCTTCAGCCTTCACGCGCTCAATGTATCGCTGGAACTGAATGTAGCCCATAAACTCATAACGAGCATTAATGAAGTCGCGAACGCGGCTCGCAATAACACTCTTCTCTTTCTCAAACTCTGTACCTGTGCGACGGAGATAGTAGTCCGCAGTACATCCCTTCAATGTATTTGGCATATTTTCATCATCCGAGATTTTAACAGAATCAATGTCAAAAATCGTCCTGCGAAAGTTGGGCTGAATATTTGGCGGTGCAACAATAATCACCTTCTTATTTGGAAAAATATGGAGATAGGATTCAGCGATTGAGATTGCCGCACAAGTCTTACCAACACCCACGCCGTGGTACAAAAGCGCTGACTGATAAGGACATTGTGCCGAAAGATAGCGGCTCACAAATCTCTGAACAGGACTCAGCTCAAACTCAGCATTTGGATTACAAATCGTATCGGCCTTCTTTTTCAGTTCCGCAATAGACATTTGTTTATTTTCTGCAAACTCGAGTTTATGAAAAAGCTTCTCGTGAAATCTGGGATCGTCGAGATCAGGATAGAGGCCGAACTGTCCCTCTGCATAGTCCGAAAACGCAGCCCCTTCCTTCCCATCCAACTCCTCTTTTTCTCTCATACCTCCTTGCTGTTTAGCCGACTCTTGATATGCAAGAATAGATGAGTCCACGTTGGAAAAACGAGGAAACATGGGTGGGTCGTGGCGAAGTGTAAGAGTATCATAGAGTGCTGACCGTTTTTTAGGGTCAGTCTCTGTATCCCACCTGTCCCAAAGTGAAGTCATCTACATAGTGATAATGTAATCTTTTTTAGGATATCAACTAATAGAAAGACGGAGAGGGCAATAATTGCGCAATAGACTACTCGCCTTCAGCAAAATCTCACGCTTTTCTACATTCTCTGGGCGTATCATACTCAACGCATCTTCTAGAGAAAACCATCCTATATTTCCAACCTCTCGCGACATATGTTCATTTGTCATATCCATGAGAACATCCTCTTGAGATGCTACATATGCCATGAAATATTTGTGGCAATAGTGAATATTATTGCTGCCAAAAAACGACTCCTGAATCGGGTGTAGATTGCGAATAGGACAGATTTCATGTTCTGATAAACCTGTTTCCTCCTTCACTTCACGTAGAGCACATTGGAAATCTGACTCGCGGAAATCACGTCGACCTTTGGGAAATCCCCATTCTGGCAGAGTCCACATACAAGGTGTTGATTCAATCAAAGATGCGAGTGATACTGTTTCACCTGTTGCTTCATGAATATATCCAGCACGCAACATCTCCATTTTTACACGAGAAAAATCCTTCTCAGACCTATAACTTTGTCCTTGTTGGTCTGTGGAGATTCCCCAGAGTTCAGACCACAGATCTTCGAATGGCACATTCAAAAGACGTACCCTCTCTGATTGTGTAGTTCCGAGAAGCTGTTTACGAATATACTCCACATCTTGAAGCTTGTATTTCCCTCTCATAAGGTCTACGAACCCAATACTATCCCTTCGTTGAATAAGGAGATATTCTATGGCAGGTTGGTAGCTATCTAGACCATTTATACTGGTTGGATTTTGAAGAAGGACTTGTGCTTGATTCCAGTTTGCTTTTACACGAAAAAGTATCATTCCGTAACTTGTAACTGGTGAAAGACACGCACGATATGCATGACCTACCTGCCCACAGTTTGTACATAATTGTTTTTTTGCATACATACAAACTCTACTGATGAATCCTGGATTTATTCGTTTAAACGCTACCATTATAAAGAGCCTTGATAGTAGATGAAGTTGAAGATGCCGCCCGAGGTTTGGGGGCCTATTTTTTGGCATACAATACATATCGTAGCAATGGGATACCCCGAAAAGCCGACTTATTCGCAAAAAAAGGCGGCAAAGGAGTTTTTTGAGTCTCTAATCTTCTTATTACCTTGCGATAAGTGCAGAAAACATTACACACAACATCTTGCGATTAAACCTGTTGTGCAATATTTGGACCGCAGACAAGACCTTTTCAAATGGACAGTTGATCTTCATAACGAAGTCAATGCCTCTCTACAGAAACCCCGTTTATCAGAATCCGAAGTCATTGAATATTATAAACGGATTGGTTCTAGAGGTCGCACGCCACTCTGGAGCACGGCAGATTTTGCAGAGGCTGATATGCGTGCTAGAATTCAAGGTGTTTTTGCGGGTGCAGCCGCTACCCTTATCGTTGGAACAGTCCTCTGGTTTTCAACAAAAGGAGAAAATCTAAGTGGTTAAAAGAATGGATGCCGCAGTAAGATTTTTAGGTAGAAAGAATGCGGCTGCCGCACCTAAGGCTGTTGCTGCCCCTGTAGCACCAGTATCTTCATCAGTAAATGCACGTGCTGCTGCATTAGGTGGATTGAAAGCCCCAAGCGTGAGTACACAACAAATAGCTTCAGGTGCAGGAACTTTCATAAGCTATCTTTTTTACATAAGCGCAGCCGCTTTCTTCATCTTTCTTCTTCTTACATTTGTTCATTTCACAATAACTCCTATTTTCAATCTGTCAGCTTATGATAAAGGTGTTATAGGAATTTCAACCAAACAGGATAAAGTATCAGAATGGATGAAAGTTCCTCCAGCCGCCACGGAAAAGACATCTATCGAGAATCCTAAATCATGTGATTATACTGTATCATTTGACGTATTTATTAAGAGTGAATACAAGGCGATTACTGCACCACGTGTTCTACTTTACAGATCCTCGAGGGTAGTGGATATGAGTGCAACTGCAAAAACGACGGATCTAATGTCCCTGTTCCCAACTACAAACATTCTAGCTTACATAGACCCTACGAAAAATGATCTGATTATATATGCTGTTACAAGCAAAAATAGCGGTGTTTATGTAAAAGAGGCTATACCACCTATAACAAATGTACCGATAGGAAAACCCTTTCGCCTCTCTATTGCTTTCATGCCAAACTTCGTAGAGGTCTATATAGATGGAAAGCTAAGTGCTACGAAACTTCTCTCTGGAACTCCTATAACAACTGAGACGCAATTCTGGCCACCACCAACCTCAGTCGCAGATGCTGTGAGTGTAGGTAACTTCTATTATTGGCCGAGAGCCTTAATGGCAGCTGAACTTCAATCACAGGTTTCCAGCTCGGCGGATTTTTTCAAGAAATGAGAAGCCACTTTAGATATGGACTGGTGGGTATATGTTTTAGGAATACTCATAGTTGTAATTCTTGCGGTCTTGTATTTTGCACCAAGCGCCTTCTATCCTAAGATGGATGTGTCAAAACTTGGACCCTACGATCTCTCCAAGACTGAACAAGTGTTTGATGCGAATCAGGTGCGAAGTTTTGAACAAAAGGGTGCTGCTACGGTTCAAGGATTCTTCTATATTGTCCCTCTTAAGCGCACTCCTACGGCATTAACGTGTAATACACCTGGAAATCCATCATGTGAAGATGGGCGATTCCAGACATGTTATTGCGGACAAGGAGATAACTGTGATAAGTGTCAGCGAAATGGATATACACCCATTATGAAGATTGGAGACACGTGTTATCTTGAGATTCTACCAGCCCCGGATGCTGGACGTCAAGGTAAGGCCATGACACAACTTGCTGTGCGTACAAAAACAACAGTAGATGCGAGTGGAACACCCTTAACTATGAGAACAGACGCATCCGGTTCTGCTGCAAACTTTGTATCAGTGTTTGAGTTTCTCCCTCTTCCACCTATCCCTACACAAAAGTGGGTTATGGTAACAATCTCTCGTGAGGGCCGCAGATTTGACATCTATTATAATGACAAACTTGTACTTTCTCAGAAGACCCTCTATATGATTGCTACTACAGCGCCTGTAGATGGTATTAAAGTAGGTAATCCGGCATTTAATGGATATGGTGCCGCATTTGATATGTCAGAGGCTGCAAGAAACGGAGCTGAAGTCGCTGCTAAATATTCACAGATGACTGATACACGAGGAGCTCCTCTAGTGACTCTTCCTGAGGAGCTTACATTAAAGGTGGCAACCTCATCTGCAAATGCAGCTCCTGGTTATTCAATAGGAAACATGAAACTCCCCTCTTTTTGTCCTACTGGAGGATGTTTTGGAGGTCCCACAGTAAGACCTGCACAACCATGGCTTCAATGGGAAACATCTTATGCATAATACTCATGTAAATTAACTAAATGACTAAAAATTAAGGAAGTTATAACCTTTTTAATTTTAAGTTCAAATCATAGAGAAGAGATGGAATCAGTAGCTAGTTCAGGACTTTTGTCTGGGTTCATAAACCTACTTATTGTTGTTGTTGCTCTTGTTATTCTTTACTATAGCTTCCGCTTTTTCTACGGCACAAGCACATCCACAGGTGTAATGGTAGAGAGTGGAAAGATTGTAGCAAATCAAGGTATAAAGCGATACAAAAATCAGGCTCAGATCTATGAGGGCGGAGAATACAGTATAAACTTCTGGATGTATATTTCTGACTGGAACTACAAACAGGGAACACGCAAACACGTTATTGAACTGGGAGGAGATAACTTTGCAACCCTTCTTGTTGCACTCGGCGCTTACAATAACTCATTATCTGTACGGGTTGATACAAAGGACGCATCCGGTTCATCTGTTCCTGGTATTACACTTACAAATGCAGACAAGGAGGCCTTCTTCAAGCCACTCCAGTCTGATAATAGTTTGACGGTACAGCCTATGTGTGATATCGATGAGATTGACCTCCAACGCTGGGTCCAAGTGACAATCTGTATTAATGGACGCACATGCGATGTATATATTGATGGTAAACTCTCGCGTTCATGTGTACTTGATAGCTTCTTTAAAGTTGATCCCACAGCTATTTCTGTTAAACTAGTTGACAGAGGTGGTTTTGACGGATATGTAAGCCAAGTTTCAACATACAACTACTCTCTCAATCCTAGCGCTGTTTACAACATGTATATGTCTGGACCTGCTGGATCAAGCCTTGATCCTTTGGCCTATTTTGTTGGACTCTTCGCAAAACGATAATACTAACAACTATTATCTAATAGGTTATACTATATAAAAGTTAATGAAGTTATATCTTCCTTAACTTTTAGTTACGACAGAAGCAGAATTAAAACCCAATGGATTCTAGATGGCATCATACCCGCAAGCAAATACGGGATTCATAGCTACTGTTTCAGGAAAATCAACCTTTGGAGAGGTTATTCTTGGAACAGTTGTTATTCTTGTAACTGTTATGCTCTTTTTTACGGCAGAAGGTCTTTACACGGCCTCATTGACAATGTCTACCCGATTTCAGCATTTAATGAGTTATACGGCAAACGCTGATGATAAAGCGCTCGTTATCCGTCAAGATGCTTCCAAGTATTCCGATGCAAAACAGATATTATTTTCCCAGAATGAACCTTCTGGAACCGAATTCGCATACTCCTTCTATCTTTATGTAAACTCGGCAACATTTAGCACAGGTGATGATGTACTTCATCATGTGTGGCACAAGGGATATGGGTGTGTATGGCCTCTTATGGGTCCCGGTGTTTTCATCAAGGGTTCCTCCAATACTATGCGTATCGTGATGAATACATATGAGAACCCCTATGCTTTTGTAGATGTTGCAAATATTCCTATCCGAAAGTGGTTTCACGTAGTTCTTAACTGCCGCCGCGGTGGTCTTGAGGTTCATATCAACGGAAACTTGGCGAACAAGCTGCGATTTGAGAATACCCTTCCTTACCTCAACTTCCAAGATATCATTCTCTTCTCCACCGCAAACTATACTTTGGGTTCGCAAACACCTGCATTGCGAGGAAACAAGCTTGAGGTGCGTGGTGCCTTCAAGGGTCTGATGAGCGAGCTGATCTATACCCGGTATGCACTGTCTTTCACAGAGATTCAGACTCTGTTTAATGCAGGCCCATCTAAGAAAATAAGTACACAAGCACAGGAACTTCCACCATATATGGCTGAGACATGGTGGACATCAAACTATAATGCGTAAACTCGTAGTTTAACCGAACTAATCAAATATCATTCTTGCGGAGGTATCACCGCCTAAGAATGATGTTCTAACAAGAAGAGAGAATGACGGGCGGAGGACTTATCAGTTTAGTTTCCTATGGATCACAAAATATACTTCTTTCTGGAAACCCTCAAATGACGTATTTTTACAAGACATTTCGTCGATATAGTCATTTTTCCCTAGAGAATATAACAACGGCTCTTGAGGGACCTAATGAGCTATCGTTCGATAGTCCAATCAAACTACGGACGAAGATACAACGTAACGGCGACCTTCTTTCTGACATGTATTTTACCTGCAGAATCCCTGACATTTTCAGCAAGTATGTCCAACCTACACCTCAACGTACCGCTCAGTTCCAGTTCCAGTGGGTGAGATATATTGGAGCGGCACTCATTCAGAATGCAGCGTTTTTTGTGGGCGGCCAGAAGATTCAGGAGTTTGATGGAACATTCTTGATGACGAAGGCTCTTGCTGATTACGATATGGACACTTTTGAGAAATGGCGTATCCTTATTGGCGACACAAATGAAAACACTGACCCATCCAAGGGAATCTACGCAGGTGGTACTAATGCAACAGGATATCCGAGCGTGTTTCGCGATCCTACGACACAAATAAGCGGACAGTCAAACCGCCCCTCCATCTTTGGCCAGGATATTCATGTCCCTCTTACATTCTGGTTCACAGAGGCAACATCACAAGCACTTCCTCTTGTTGGTCTACAATATCACGAATGCGAAGTTCAGCTCACATTAAACCCTATACGACAGCTCTATACCTATCTTGACCTTTCAGGTTTCCGCGTTGCACCCGATTATCGTATGAATGCATCTAGCACAGATATTCGTATGAATATTCCTAGTTATGGTCAAGTTACCGATTTGAGTGGACAGATTCGCAACTTTCTTACTGATTGGGGCGTAACACCACCAACAATGAATACCTGGTTCTTGAATCCTCGTATTCAGTCAACCTATGTGTATTTACCAGCGGATGAACAGAAACTTTTTGCAACAACTCAGCTTTCTTATCTTATGTATCAGGTTACACCCTATCCTTTCCTTGGATTGTATAACCGTCAGCTTCTTGACCTAGAAACTCATAATCCTATTACACGTCTCCTCTTTGTAAACAGAAGGTCTGATATAGCTGCCAGAAATGATTTTGCAAATCTAACAAACTGGTGGAACTTCCCTTACCCTCCTTATCACCCAACACCAGGTCAAACACCCATGAACACGAGCGCATTTTCATCAGGTATCTTTGTTCCTCAGGGACAGATGAATATTATTCGGTCGATTCGTGTTCTTTGCGATGGTAATGAGATTCAAGAGGAAAAACCAGTTGAGTTCTTTACGAAAATCGTTCCTTGGAAGTACTTATCAGGCTTTCCCAAAACGATTGTGCCTATCTACAACTTTGCTCTAACGAGCCCTACTGCTCAACCCTCAGGAAGTATTAATGCAAGTCGTATCCGAAACTTCCAGGTTGAGGTCGATGTATACCCTCTTCCACCAGGAACAACCTATACATATGATTTAACAATCTATGTTGAAAACATCAACTTCTTTGAAATCGCTTCAGGTATGGGTGGGTTGAAATACGCATTATAATCGGCAGGTAAAATGTCTTCTGACAACAGATGGAGACGGTAACAAGTTTACTTGGAAACAAAATGTTCGCCTCTATGTATGACCCAAAAGCAGATAAACTAGCAGCCGATTTCCGCGCCCGAGCTGCAAGCAGTCTAGGTGGTCTAAGCAGCATGGTGTCAAAAGGAGACGAAACGAAAAATATATTAAATAAGATTCCGGGAGTCAGTGCGGATACGAAAGCATCACTTGATAATCTTCTTGCACAAACCAAAAGTTTCACATCATCGGCAGCAGGCTCTACGCCAAATACGATTGCTGCTAAGAAGGATGAAGTAGACGCTAAAATGCAGGAGATCATTAAGAAAGCGCAGAAAGAGGCGAAGGATGCGAAAGTCAAAGAGGCGGCTGAAAAGAAGGAGACTCTCAAGGAAAAGATTGCAAATCAGACCTTCTCTATTACGAGACTTGCTGGGCGAATCTGGAATCAGTTTAAGATATACCTTCTGTATATTCTCATTGTCATCTTAGCATTATGGGGTGGCTCAATGACAAGTAATGCCATGTTTGAGATGCCAGTTTATATGCGCTTCTATTATTTCGTCTATGGAACTCTTCTTTTCCCTGTAGCATTCATATTTGCTATAATGCGATATACAACTGGAGCTAGTGGCAAATACCACGCGATTCTTGCACCTCTTGTTGAAGGCCCTATTATGAATCCTATTTTGGCTGGTCTCTTATATCCTTTCACTCATATGTCTGCGGAAGTTCTAGTTACACCGCTTCCTGTAGATTCTATTGACGGTGCGCATGCTGTTTCTGAAACAGTCATAATGGCTAAAGCTCAACAGAATGCGATTACGCAAATGCAAGCACAAGCGCAGGCACAAGCGGAAGCGGCAGCGAAAGTGGGCTTAATCGGAACTAGCGTTTAACATATAGAAGATGAAATCTCAACGTGAAAAGGAGTTTCCTTTTGTATCGGTCATTACACCGACATACAATAGAAGACGGTTTATTCCAACTCTTATACAGTGCTATCTATCGCAAACATATCCCAAGGATCGTATGGAGTGGATTGTGCTTGATGATGGATCAGACAGGGTTGAAGATATATTTGCTGCTGCTAAAGATAAGTTGACAAACTTTCGCTATTTATACGAAGACGAGAAGAAGAATATTGGTGCAAAGAGAAATCGCCTGAACCGAGAATCAAAGGGTGAGATTATTGTTGCAATGGACGACGATGATTTCTATTTTCCAGAGCGTGTTCAAGCAGTTGTTGATGGATTCAAGAAGAGCCCCAACTTTGAACTTGCAGGTAGCTCCGAGATTTTCATGTATTATTCTGATATTAAGGAAATCTACAAACTGGGCCCCTATCATCCAAATCACGCAACAAATGGTACAATGGCATGGCGTCGCTCATATGCCTCAACCCATTTATATGATGAGGAAGTTACACACGCAGAAGAACGTTCATTCTTAGATAACTACAAACATCCAATGATTCAGCTAGATCCGATGAAGGTTATGCTTGTTATGAGCCATAGTGTAAACACATTTGATAAAAAGAAGATGCGCGATGAGCCAAATCCTTTCGTGAAAAAAACCGCACATAAACTGCGAGATTTTATTCGCGATGGAGAAATACGAAACTTTTTTGCTTCTGCTTAGTAAGCCTAAACAGTAACCAGATACCACACATTAGATGACATCCTTGTTTCTAACAGAACAAAGTACACTTGCTCTACAAATACTTAATCAAGCCTATGTAAATGAACTAACATCTGATTCTCCACGTGTAGAATTAACACATCGCAACTTGAAAGTCCCTTTGCGTCCACATCAAGCAGCTGCAACACAGGCAATGTTAGATCATGAAATAAGACTTTCAAAGGGCTGGGATATTTCAGGACAAACACTCTACAGTTCGTGGGGGATTCTAGGAGATGGTGTAGGTGTTGGAAAGAGTCTTACAGTTCTTTCGCATATTGCACAGCTAAAATCCGAAACCGCATTCTCTCCAAAAATGCCCAAACTTTCCATGCCCTCCAGCCAATATCTTTATAGTATGGAAAATACGGTCTATACTGATTTATCAGAGTGCCCTGCTTCTCTTATTATTGTTCCACATACTCTTTATCGACAATGGTCCACATATATAAAAGAACAGACGAACTTGAATACATTCTTTGTAACAACCAAGAGAAATCTGGAACTTGGTTTTTGGAAGAATCTTAATGAAGCTGATGTGATTCTTATTTCAAATACTCTTTATAAGGAATTCATATTCAAGGTTGGAGATATAGTCCGCTTCAATCGCGTTTATATAGATGAGGTCGATTCAATCCATATTTCTGGTTCTTTACATCTGCCCAAAACAAAATTTCTATGGTTCATCTCTGCTTCTTGGCCCAATCTCCTCTATCCAGGTGTGAATCTATGGATAGGCTATAATATTCTACATACACGTGTATTCTCACCCAACTCCACTTTTCATCCAGATTTCGCAGAGCAGTTCCGAGCGAACTATCTGAGTCGTGTACCCTATCATACATTTCGCTATCATATTGTATCATTACCATTCTTGCGTCGTATATTACTACCGAATCACCCTCTCAGAGGTCATCTTGTTCTTCGCTGTAGTACAAACTTCATTGCAGAGTCTATCTCTCTTCCACCTATCTATCGTCACAGTATCCTTTGTAGGGCACCATTATCGCACCAGCTGGTGGCTGGAGTCATTTCAAGCGATGTCCAGGCATTCCTCCACGCTGGAGATATCCAGTCGGCCCTCCAGCATCTGGGAGTTGCAGCTGAACAATCTACAAACCTGGTGGATGCAGTTACTGAGAATAGAAAGAAAGAGCTGGCAAGGCTAAAACGTGAATATGATTTCAAGGCCAGCAATGAGTATAGGACTCCCCAGGCAAAGGAGGAGGCACTGGCCAATCAGAAAGCGAAAATAGACAGACTTGAGGAGCAGATTAAAAGTATTAAGGAGAGGATTGAGAACTTCCAGAAGGAGATCTGCCCAATCTGTTTCGATGAGCCACAAGATGCACTTCTTACAAAGTGTTGCCAAAGGGTCTTTTGCGCAGCATGTATTCTCCAGAGCCTTTCTCGAAAACTGGATTGTCCACTCTGCCGCAAGACAACGAATCCATCTGATTTGAAGAGGATTACCATGGCTGGTGAAATAAATGAAATAGTTAAACCAGAGGCCCCGCCTAATCAACCTCTTCTAAAAAAGGACGCTCTTATCAAGTTATTTCAGGAAAATCCCAAAGGAAAATTCCTCGTTTTCAGTCGTTATGACAACCCCTTCTTACAAATCACAAATGAGTTGGAGGCGGTGGGTATTGACGGAGTGAGAGAGGTGAAGGGCACGAAGGATGTGATTCAGGCAACACTCAATGCATTCCAGAAGGGAACTCTTCGCTGCCTCTTATTAAATAGTATTCATGCGGGTGCTGGTCTCACAATCACAGCTGCAACACATATTATTCTTCTTCATGCGATGAACATAGAGGAAGAGAAGCAGATTCTCGGACGCGCTTACCGCCTTGGACGGAAAGAGCCTCTGAATGTTTATAAACTTGTACATCCAGATGAAATGGATGTAGTTGCATGAGTCTAAGCTAAACTCTTATACAACTTCTGAATCGAAATCGCCTCTAAGCGGCGAACTCGGTCGGGTTTTATCCCGCCTCGGACTAGTTCTGTATTTGCATACATTGGCGACATACGTACAGGAACTTTATAAGTGTCTGAAATCTCACATAAGAGTTTCCAAGCATTAAACATGGCAGACTGTTTAGTGAGAACAGGCGTATATCGCATGGCATCAATACTAATAGGG